AGACCCGGGTGGCACAGACGGGGCTGTCGACACCGGCGTGATCTTCATCATCGACTCCGAGAACATCTTGATCGAAGACTGCTGGTTCAACGGCAACTTCGAGACAGCGATGATCCACAACCGCACCACTGCGTGTAAGAATTTGTGGGTCAAGAACTGTCACGGACAGAACCTCTTGTCGGGGTCTGAGACGTTCCAGCTCGTCGATGGTGCTACTGGGGCTCAGCTCGGCGGCGGCTTCAACACACCGGGAGAAGCAGCGGTTACCGAAGCGACTCTGGTGGGGACTATCGGTGCCAACTTCTTCGTGCTCTCGCCGGGGACGTACTCCAACGACGGTGCAGCTGGTGGCGGTGGTGGGATCATCATAGCGACTCCGTCATAGGAGAGTAGCGTAGATGGTACTAAAAAACAGAAGTCTTATAGGGGCGGACATCGTCGTCACGGCGACGAAGACCCGCCCCGCAGACACTACAGCGTACTCCGCTGGGGACGTGATCTCAGAGAGCACCTCGGCGGGTACTACCTGGACTTTCGACGCTGTCGTCCACTCCAACGGTGGGGGCGGCAAGATCACGCGAGCTGTCGTACTCAGTGACGATACCGGCAATACCAACCAGATGTCGCTCTTGTTGTTCAGCGTGACCCCTACGAGCGCGTTAGACGATAACGGGGCCAATACAGGGCCGCTCGCAGCGGACGCCGACAACTTCATCGGGGAGATCGCGTTCGACGCTATGAAAGACTTAGGGACTGGCTTCTCGTACGCGGTCGCGACTACCGGCAACAGTAAGCTCGATCTGCCATTCCGGTGCGAAGCTGGCGACGACGCGATCTACGGGATCTTAGTAGCGATAGACGCATTGACTCCTACATCGGGGCAGATCTTCCGAGTCAATCTACAAGTAGCGCAGCACTGATGTCTTGGGAACAGCTAGAGGGTATCCTCAAAGAGAACCGGGAAGTAGCACGACGGGAGAGCATAGAGCCCCCCGTCGTGTGTCCCTTTGACGGGCACATACTCGACGTACACCCTAGCGGGGTCAGGAACTGCCCCTTCGGTAACTACACCTGGCGTGGTGGCCCGAGGCTTATCTGATGCCCTTCGCGTCACGGTGAAACTTGGAGTATCGGCATTACTCATAAGGTAGAGCTTTAAATAGCGGCGGATCTTTCAGCTTAGAAAGCAGGGGTTGAGATTATGCCCAACTGGTACACCACAAGAGAAGCGGTCAAAGCACGCGGATTCTCAGGCCGCGCCCTTGACCCTGTCATTGACAGAGCTATAGAGAGCGCGAGCGAGCGCATCCGTCTATGGACTCGTCGCGATTTCATCCCCATCACTGCGACTCGACTATTCCGTTGGCCCGGTCAAGGTAGTCGCGGCACTGTGCTCTGGCTAGACCAAGATCTGATCTCCATCACTACGCTGCAATCCGAAGCGCAGAACACTACCCCGACTACCATCGCAGCGACCGATTACTTCTTAGAGCCCAACAACTCGGGGCCCCCATACGACCGTATCGAGATAGACCTGTCTAGCTCCGCAGCGTTCCAGTCCGGCGACACACCGCAGCGGTCTATCAGCGTCGCGGGATCCTGGGGCTATGAGAGCAACACGCGGTCGTTGGGGCTCGTAGACGACCCCTCGGGCATCACCGCGTCAGAGACGACGCTGATCGTCAAAGACGGCAGCATCCTTACCGGAGTGGGCGTGGGCGACACGCTCTTAATCGGCACTGAGCAACTCTTCGTCTCGGACAAAGACTTCTTGGCCCTCAACCCCGACGCCGGTGGTGCGATCCTCTTGGATATGGCTGGCAACTTGGCGGCTAACGTGGGGACGGATCTCGTGACGCTCGACGCGAGCCACAGCGTAGTCGCTGGCGAAGTGATCCGTATCAACACCGAGCAGGTGTACGTGCTCTACGTGTCTACCAACGACTTGACTGTCATCAGAGCCTACGACGGGTCGACTCTAGCAGCTCACACCGACGACGACGCGATCCATATCAAGCGCAGTCTGACCGTCGAGAGGGCTGTCAACGGCACCACAGCGGCATCTATCGCGGATAATGCGGCCGTCTCGAAATACGAGCCCCCGTTCGAGATCGTCGAGTGGTGCATCCAAGAAGTGATCGCCACCATCCATCAAGAGACGGGGGGCATGGGTAGAAGCGTGGGTGCGGGTGACGGAGCTCGAGAAGTAACAGGGCGAGAGCTCTCGGATATGCGAGCTCGTCGCATCGACTACTGGCAACGTGGTCGAGAGGCGGCGATTTAGTGTGGCTAGGAGTGGTGTCAGCGTTACGGTCAAGGGGCGGCTCTTTACGATGTCGAGCCAAGAGACTCGCATACTTGCGAATAACATCATACAAGAGATTGCGACCATCGGAGAAGGAGAGCTCAACCGCTTGCTACGCCCTCGGCCGGGTGGGGTCTATCTATCGGTGGCTCAAGCCGGTAAAGGCAAAGCGTCGACCGGGCACTACCGGCGCAACCTACGAGTACGTCGACGGGATCTTTATGCTCGCATCGACGATGGTGGAGTGGTGTACGGCCCCTGGCTTGAGAGAGGAGCTGGCGGGACGCGGTTCCGAGGATACGCGTCGTTCCGTCGGACGGGTCAGTTCATGAGACGGCAAGTCAAGCCGGTAGCGACGAAGCACCTTGACCGCTTCGTCAAACGGATGGGTGGCTGATGGCGTTTAACATCTCTGCCACTCTCGACGTCGTCTTGAGTCATGTAGCGGCGAGCGGGCACGTTTCTAGCTATAGCCTAGGAGAGCCTGTGGGGCCCCCTGAGGGCATCAAATTGCATGGGGCGGTGTATATGAGGGGCACCCGCGTCTTGCTGGTCTATTTGGACGGAGACACGCGGGAGAGCCACATCGTAGTGGTGCGGCTATATCGACCGGTGTTGAGAGAGCCGACGCATATGAGCGAGACAGAGCTCGCTCTCGCGGCTGCGGAGCTGATGGAAGATCTCGTTGAGGATTTCAGTCTTGGCGCGACAGTCAGAGAGATCGACGTTGCTGGTGGGAAGAGCGGGGAGTCCATTGCTTCCGATTGGGGGCACGTCGACATCGCCAGCGTCATGTACCGAGTGGTCGACATTACCGTCCCGATCATAGTCGACGGGTCTGCGACGGCGGCAGCGTGACCCTAGAATGGCTCTGGCGATTGTTGATATTAGGGACAGGCGTAGCCATTGTTTGGCTGTTGCTCGAGATATTAGAGACGATCCAAGTACGCATGTGAGGAACGATGGCAGATAAGAAATACATAGTCGCAAATCCGCGAGGGATCCCCGCAGGGACGCATATCATAGGTTGGCATGAAGTCGTCAGCGACCGGCTGCGGCATCAGCATTTTCTCTTCGAGGGTGACGAGTTCGTCAAGCCGGACTATTTGGATCAAGAGCCCATCGACCAGTGGATCGAGCGCGGGTTCTTAGTAGAGGCGTAGATGGCGAAAGAGAGCGGTCTTGGTCAGCAATTCTATATGGCTGGATACGATCTATCCAACGACCTCGGGCAGATGAACGAGTGTGCCACGCCCCACGAAACCCTGCCGGTTACGGGGATCGACAAGTCTGCAATAGAGCGTCTCCTGAGCCGTCAAACGGGCGTGATCGATTTCACCACATTCTTCAACGACGCAGCTCTTAAAGAGCATGCGGCTCTAAAAGGGTTGCCCACCGCCGACGTCATAGCGATCTACGCGACCGGAGCTGCGATCGATGATCCGGCGGCAGGGCTGGTAGGCAAGCAACAGAACTATGACGGCGACAGAGATCCTGTCGGGAACTTCACCTTCAACGTGCGCGTCATGAACAACAGCACGCCGTTAGAGTGGGGAGTCATGCTGACCTCGGGTCAAGATACCCATTCTAGCTCGACTAGCAGCTCGAGCAAAGACGACGCGGCGTCCAGCTCTAATGGGCTCGCCGGGTATCTTCAAGTCATCGATATCGACAGCGGGACTCCTACGTTTGTACTCGAAGATAGCGCGAACAACTCGACGTGGGCGACGCTGATCTCTTTTACTGCGGTCGCTGATGGGGGAGAGCCGACCGCAGAGCGCAAAGAAGTCTCGGGCACCATAGACAGGTACCTACGAGCCACTACGACGGGGACGTTCTCCAACCTAGACTTCGCTTTCATGTATCGGCGCGGGGAAGCAGCGGATCAGGTAGCTTATGCGTAATCGGCATTACCGCATACAGAGCGGCTACAGCGGCAAGGTATACCGGCCTGGACAGACGCGGCCCCGTCCGCACTTAGACGACCAGCATTACAAGATCTCGCGAGCTGACCAAGCATGGTCGCCTTATGAGAACAAGTACACCGCTGTCGAGAGAGAGGGCTTTTGGGAAACCGTGTCATGCGAGCGAGCTCAATGCAGGGCGTACCAAGATGGCTTTGTAGTAAAGCTGGATCTGTCGCCGATGCAGACACCGGAGCACGTCCGGTGGCAACAGTGGCGGGCCCATTACATCAGGTACGAGTCGGATAGATCGTTCATGGAGTCGTGGGAAGGGGCGACGGTGATCTTCAAGTTCTCGGCAGAGCAACGGTGTTTCAAGCGTCACCGGATGCCGGTGCACCGCGACCCGGTGTTCATATTCAAGCCCAACCCTCGAGCCGGTTGGCAAGAGCTCGAGTATCCCCAGTTCTTCGACGGGTTCAACGAGACTAGCTATCAGCTACAACGGCGAACACAAGACGGTTAGGAGGTAAGAAGTGGCAAAAGAATCGGGTCTAGCTTGGACTACGTGCTCTCTCGATGACAGCACACCTACCCTACGGGCTATCGTCAACGATAGCTTGAGCGTCGACTTCTCAACCCCGCACGCAGAGCAAGACGTGACAGGGTTAGATAAGTCGGCGGTAGAGCGATTGCTCTTGCTGGCGGACTATCAGTCCACGCTCAACGGGAACTTTAACGATGCGTCCAACACGGCTCACGACGTCTTAAAGACTGCGGGGAGTTCGTCGGTCACTCGGACGCAGACATTGGCGGTGAGCGGCCAAACGCTGACCAATTGAGTGAAGCTCACAGACTACGCGCTGGCGCGGTCAGCTACCG